CGTAAGGCTTATAGTTATAAGCACTATTAACCGGAAAGGACTTGCAATGGATACAGAAAGAATACAAACCTTAACACTTTGGGGAGTTAATATAGCTTTATTAACGATCTGGATTGTGGGGCTAACAAGATGAAAATAGAAGTAAATCATTACTTTGGTTATGAGTACGATTTATCTGTGCTAATGGATGGCTGGTGTACTCATGCAGACTACGATATGAAATGGGAAACTAGCGAACTGGTTAATCCTGACGGGCAAGACATGGTGCAAGACGAAATCTTGGATGTGTGTAATCGTTGCGGTAGTTATAGATATCATCTAGGTGACAGTGAATATACTAAATGGTTCGGGATACAAGAGTTGCCAATGATAACAGTTAAAAATAGCGGTAAGGAGTATATCAATGACATTAAGTGAACAACTATTAGAGCCATTTGATCCTATGGATATTGAATGGCGTATACAGCAAGCCGGTGAAAGCAACGGCAAGAAGTGGGCTATGGTTTTAGCCTACATAACTAACCGAGCCATCATGGAACGCCTAGACGAAGTGTTTGGAATAGGTGGTTGGCAAAACGAATATCAGCCGTTGCCTGACGGTGGTATTATTTGCGGCATTAAAGCCAAAGTGCATGATGATTGGATCGTTAAATACGATGGTGCAGACAAGACCGCTATTGAAGCAACTAAAGGCGGACTGTCTAACGCTATGAAACGTGCAGGTGTTCAATGGGGTATTGGTAGATACTTGTACAGATTAGATACTACTTTTGTAACATTGAAAGCTGGTAGACCAGAGAATGACGACCAGATACACGCTTATGTAGATAAAGCACACTGGCATTTCGAAAGACCTAAACTACCTAGTTTTGCTATACCTAGAGGGCAAGATGATAACAGCAACTAATAAGCACACAGGCGAGGTTATAACGCTTGATGTAGATACGCCAGAGAAAATGGTGCAAGCGTGGCTAATTGCTCAGGAATACGCTAAGACTGCTGATACGTTAAAAGATCAATTAAAAAAACTAGTACCAAAGTTTGTTGATGATGTCAGCGAGCCGATTAACGGTTATGTGTTCAGAGTGTCTAATATCCAACGTATGAACTACGATAAATCAATGCTTAGAGAAGTAATTGACGAGGACACGCTAGATGTATTGTTAAAGCCGGACAAGCCAGCCATAGACAAGTACTTAAAAGAAAACCTAGAAACACTCGGCACTGGCTCGACAATGCTTAGGCAGTCAATGATCCCAGAGGGTAAGCCATACCAAGTAATACGGCTGGAAAGGCTTGAGCGATGAACATAACCGATAGAGTCCGAAACATCTTAGAAGCTGTACCAGCAACTAGAGACAGTGATAAAGAATTGTTAATCATTTATATGCAAAAGGCTGGAATGGATTTAACACCTGCTCAGGTAAATCTGTTCAAACAACTTCCGAGCATGGAAACTATTCGCAGGATCAGGCAAAAGATACAAGAGAGTGGAGAATATCCGGCCAGCCCAGAAGTAGATAAACAACGGTTTGAGAAATATAAACAAACTAAAGGTTCGATTGGTATAACCAATGCTCAAGAAGCAGAGGAGTTGCTAGATGGGACTTTAATATTGCCTGATGGCACAAAGGTACTTCCATATGGTAAATAAAAAAGGAGAGTTAGAGTATGAAGCAACAGAAGAGGATAAAGTCAGGCGAAAAGTTATCCCAAGAAAAGACTATAAACTGGATAATAGTTGGTCTAATCGTTGGGAACATTTTACTGATCTTAGTTTTCTTAAACTTAGACAAGGTTTTACCAATACTATTAAACATTTTAGGAGTGCCAAAATGGTTTACGGAGTAGTGCTGTTTTTAATATCAATATGGATCAGTGGGTTTTTTGCTCACGCCGGCATGAACTTTGAAAGCTTGCTTAGTGTAGTGCTAGGCGTAGTTATATTAGTAACAATAGGGTTAACGAAAGGAGTAAAATAATGGCAGGAACAATAGCAGGCGGTAGAAAAGCTAGTATTACCAACAAACAAAAGTACGGCGAGGACTTCTATCGAAGAATCGCAGCAATTGGTGGCAGGGTTAAAGTGCCTAAAGGTTTTGCGATGATGGATAGACAAAAGGTAGTTGAAGCTGGAACTAAGGGGGGATATAAATCTAAACGAGGTAAATCAAAATGAGTACTAAAGAAAAAACAATCATAATAGTGAGTAGTGTTTTCGTAGGGAGTTTGCTGTTAATTGGATTAGCAGTAGCTATGTTTAACGCAGGTGCTAATTTGCAAACAACTACAACAGTTAAATCAGATACACCAGTAAGAACAGAGCCTAAAAAAGATACTCAGATAACACTAAAGTCTGACGATTACGGTGATTATGTTGCTGGTGCAGAGGGTATCTTTATGCAATCTTGTGATGATGGGACAAACACAAGCTATTGTAAATGCACATACGACTGGCTAAACGACAACTTAACCAACAAAGAGTTTCTTGATTTAACTATTGAAGCCCAAAACGGAAAAACACCCGACTTAATGTATGACGCTGTAAAGGCTTGCACTTAAAAGATGAATAACAAGAGAGGGAGATAAGATGAGCGACTTAGAAAAGATTGTTGAAGAACATTTAAGGGGTGGAGCGTTTGCGGAAGCCCTTGCTCGTGAGGTAGCCAGTGCGTACGGTCAGAAGCTGTTCGATGAGTTCGGGAACGAGATAGCCGAAGCTATGCACAAGCAAGTCAAGGAGATGTCTAAGCGTTTTGTAGAGGACTTTGCTGTCGAGAGTGACGTACAAAGACTGGTCGCCGACACCTTCCAGAGAATAACCAAACAAGAACTATTAGAAGTCTTGACCCCACCAGTAAAACCACAAGTAAAGAAAGAGCGGAAATGAATAAAACGGCAGATAAAAAGTTTGAAAAGTTTGTGGGCGGTTCATGCACCTATTGTAAAAAGGGTTTTACGGCCACAGACACAACCGACAGCAACGAAACAACAATATGGCATACGAAATGCAAACCCCCTAACCAACCCGATGACATATTAAAAGCACACGACAGGTTTGTAGATAGCTTAGAGGCAACTAATAAAGTGAGAGGGGAGTAAAGTGATTGGACTAAATGAACAATGGTTCATCTTCTACTGGAGACCTAATAAAAAGGTGGAGTGGCTTGTTTCTCAACCTATTACTATGGGCGAGATGATAGACGGGAATGTTGAGTTAGAGCTATCAGATGGTGACTCACTGCCCCTAAACGATATAGACTGGGGTAACGATTTTGTTATGTACGATACAGTCCCCGCCAGAACCACTAAAAGCAAACCAACTAACAACCAAGAGGAGTGATATAAAGAGATGACGCTCCTACCAGAACGTATAGAGATGTTGGTGTTCGATATTATAGCTCTCGGCACAGACCACTGTAATGATAAACCCGCACCCCAGAATGAAACTGAAGCAGTAGCACAAATAAATCTCTTACTAGTGGAAGTGATTGATGAGGTGGTGGGGCAAGATGAAACTAGCGAAGATGAAGTAGAGAACGACCTATACTACGCAACAAGGAATGGATTAAGAAAAGAAATCAAACAACGAGCTAAAGATATGTTAGGAGAGAAATGAAGATACTTAATTTATATGCTGGGATTGGCGGCAATCGTAAGTTATGGGGTGGTGAGCATGAGATAACGGCTGTTGAAAACGTGCCTGAGATAGCTGAAGTATATAAACAGTTCTTCCCGAATGATACGGTAGTTGTCGCTGACGCTCATGAGTATTTACTGAGACATCACCAGGAGTTCGACTTTATCTGGTCTAGCCCACCTTGTCCTACGCATTCAGTAACAAATCATTTTCTAAAAGGTCAGGGGATATTCAGATACCCAGATTATAGATTGTGGCAGGAGATTATATTCTTAAAACATTTTTTCAAAGGTAAGTATGTAGTGGAGAATGTTAAAAGTTATTACGAACCGATATATAAGCCACAAGTTGTTGGTAGACACTACTACTGGGCCAACTTTGACATACCACCAAAAGATATTAACTATACACAAATTGGAACGATGAACCGAAACGCTAGTAAAGACGCACAACGCAAAGCAATTATCAGAGAAGCCCAAATACCAGAACTAACAGACTTACATGGGCTAGACTTAACTGGGATAAAATTAAAGAACAAAAGACAGATACTTAGAAATTGTGTGCTACCAGAGATAGGGCTACACATATTAAATGCCGCACAACTAAGGTCAGGAGTAAGTGATGAAAGATAGTAGTTTAGATGAGATAAAGCTTATATTAGATAAAGTTGAGCGTCGAGCTATGCTTATGATGACGGACGGGGGTAATTTTCAAGCCGATGATGTTATGACTATACAGCAAGCTACCCAAGCTATCAAAGAACTCATCACTAAAAGAGAGAGGGAAGCTGAAATAAAAGGACTAGAATATGCTTTGGGAAAATGGCACACCTATTCTGATGGGGTATCACCAAGATGGAGTCAAAATATAAAAGACCGATTAGAGGAACTTAATACTAGTGAGGGGGGAGAGTAGTTTAGATGACAATTCTTGAATTGTTTGCTGGTACTAAATCATTTAGTAATGTGGCTGAGGAGTTAGGGTTTCAGACTTTTACTAGCGACATCGATCCTAGCTTTGAAACAGATTATACAGTCGACATTCTTAACTTTGATACTAGCGAACTACCTTTCAAACCTGATGTTATTTGGGCTTCGCCACCTTGTGAAAGCTTTAGTGTAGCGAGCATAGGCAAGCATTGGAATATAGACAACACACCAAAGACCTCTAGAGCCGAGGGGGGGGTAGCAATGGTCAAGAAAGCTATTGAGATTATTGAAGAATTAAAACCAAAGTATTGGTTCATAGAGAATCCTAGAGGGAAGTTACGCAAACTAGATTTTATGCAAAAGTTCAATAGATATACTGTCACATACTGTCAGTACGGTGACACTAGAATGAAACCAACCGATATTTGGACTAATATGCCTTATCTGGTGCTTAAACCTATGTGCAAGAACGGCATGAGTTGCCACGTTTCAGCCCCTAGAGGAAGCTCTACTGGCACACAAGGAATTAAAACCTATAAAGACCGATCCAGAATACCAAAAGAATTATGTGAACATATAATCAGACAACTTAATACTAGTGAGGGGGGAGAGTAGTGGCACAGACCTGCAATAAATGTGGCAAGCGATCGTATCAAGCACTATGCTTTAGGCACAAACCAAGAGGCAAGATCAAGAGGGTATCAGATAAAAAAGCGTTAAGGAATAACTTACTTCGCAAAAAATGGTACAAAACTAATCCGCCGAATCAGTTTGAACGATGGGAATGTTATTTACAGATAAGCAATCGTTGTCCGGTCAGTTTAACTAAAGGTATGATGACTCTTGAACACGTTGAATCTAAAGTCAGGTCACCACACAGAGTCTACGATGTCACTAATATCAAACCAGCTTGTTCGTGGTGCAACGCTATAAAGGGAAGCAAATCTTTAGAGGAGTTAAGTGTAGTTTATCCACAGCTGAACAAGTATCTGTAGTTTGACAAGAATTACCAATAAGAGTTTAATTGAATTATGTTTATGGTAAGGCACTTAGAAAATTATATGAACGGCTCAAGCCTTACCGTTGTGAGTCGTTCATTTAGTTTTTTAGGGGGTTCAAATGAGTGAAATTGCGTTAATCGGAAATGGATATTTAGGTCAAGCCTACGAAAAAGTATTTACGGACGCTATTGTTTATGACGAGCCAAAAGGGTTATTTCAAGATCATAAAGGAGAAGTCTGGAATGGGGCTAAAGCAGTACATGAGATACAAAATGGCGGTGAGTGTAGAGACCTAGCCAGAGCAGCAATAGGTGAATGCGATCTTGCTTTGGTAGCCGTGCCTACAGATTATAAAGAAGATGGCACACTAGATATGTCCATTGTCGAGTCCGTTGTGGATTGGTGCGAAGCCGATACTATTTTAATAAAGAGTGCTTTACAGCCCGGAACAGTAGATAGATTAGTAGAAAAGACAGGCAAGAACATTGCCGTATCCGTAGAGTTAATTGGCGAGGGAACGTATTACCAACCACCGCATAAATACCCACACCCAACAGACCCTAAACAACATCAGTTATTAGTTGTAGGTGGAGAAGAACCAGCCAGAAGCACTGCAGCCGAGTATCTATGGGAGCAGATGAGTCCTGACATTCGCATACATTTAGTTACAGCTATAGAAGCTGAGATAACAAAGATGGCAGAGAATACCTATGGAGCGTTAAAGGTTACTTGGGCAAATGTGCTTAGAGATGTTTGCGATAAATACGGTGCTAATTTCATACAAGTACATCAAGCATGGTCAGAAGATGGCAGGGTTGACCCTATGCACACAAGATCGGTTGCACATAATCGAGGGTGGAATAGTAAATGTTATAACAAAGATGTTAAGGCCTTTGCTAAAGCCTCTGGATCTACAATGCTAAACGGAATGATTGAAGATAACGAACGCCACTTAGGATTGAATGAATCACAAAGAATGGTCGGAGATCGTGAAAAAGATAATTAGCGTGGACGATGGTTGCCAGCTAGATTTAAAGATGGCAAAACTATGCAAAAAATACGGCATTGAAGCTATATTTTATATACCAGTAGACTACATCGGACTTGCTTATCAAAAAGGCTATGAGCCGTTAAGCCCAACTGCTTATTCGTATATCGTTGATAACTTTGAGATTGGATCACATGGCATAACTCACGATTACTTAACCCGAATACCATTAGAGCAAGCAAGAGAAGAAATATTTGAATCAAAAAAAATGATTGAAAATGTTACTGGTAAAAAAGTGACAAAGTTTTGTTATCCGAGAGGGTACTTTAATGATGATATAAAAACTATGGTTAAAGAAGCAGGATATGAATCAGCCAGAACAGTCGCTATAGGGCATTTAGAGCGTGGTGACGACTTGTTTGAAGAAAAAACAACTGTACATATGGGTTGTCCTGTAAGACCTGAATACAAGAACACTACGTGGCTTGATTATGCTCGGAACTTACTTAAACAAGCAGATGATAATAGCGTGTTCCACGCTTGGTCGCACTCTTGGGAGATTGAAAGATACCATGAATGGCATAATGTAGAAACTTTTATAAAGGAGTTAGCAAATGGATAAAATAGGCGAGTATATAAAAAAGATTATAAAAAAAGCAAATGATACTCAGGCGTACTACACTTACACTATTGATCATCGAAGCACGTTAGACAAACCGCTTTATTCAGCTACTATAGTTTGGACTAAACAGGGACTTGCACCTACGCAGATAACTGCGGAAAGCAAAAAAGAATTACTAGACTTGTTAAAAAAATATTACCGCACAAAAAACCAGAACTCGCTACAAATACAGTTTCATAGGAATCAGATTGAAGCCAGCAAAAGCGTCATTAAATATCATGAAAACTTAATTAAAGCTTACGAAAAACCACCGAAAGAAAAAAAGAAGTGAGAATATACATAGCCAAACAAGATGAGCAACGACAGGGTGGTGGTTGGAGTTGGATTTCAAACGCTAAAAAAGCTCTATCAGAACATCTTACGTCATACGAAGAATGTGATATATATCTCATACCCAGCCCATCTATGGTATCTAAAGAAGAAGTAGATCAAGCTCAAGCTGATGGCAAGAAGATTGTACTAAGGTGCGATAACATCGTGCGAAACTCTCGCAATCGTAATACTGGTATGAGCCGGATGAAACGTTTTGCACAGCAAGCTAATTTAGTTATTTATCAATCAGAGTTTGCTAAAGAGTTACTTATGCCCTACCTTAAAACAGATGGAATTGTAATACTTAATGGTTGCGATACTAATATATTTAATCCTAACGGTAGGCAAGAGGACACGATTGCTAAGTTTATCTATAGCCGTGTCAACAGAGATGAAACTAAAAACTGGGAAATGGCTAGATATACTTTTCAAATAGAGAACGAACGAAGAAATGGCGAAGCTTTTCTGAATATTGTAGGGCAGTACTCTCCAGAGTTGATAGAATACAACTTTGACTTTTATCAAAATGAGAAATACAAATATTGGGGAGTTGTAACCGACCAGTCTACTCTAGCCAACTTATACCGTAACTCTGACTATCTAATCTATACGTTTTGGAATGACGCTTGTTCGAACACGTTAATTGAAGCCTTATGTTGTGGCTGTACGATAGCCGACAAATACGGCATGACTGAGACTGGTGGAGCATTAGAAATACTAACAAACTATTTTAATAATGGTATGGAATATTTTAGCCTAGCCAGAATGGGTAGTGAATATATTAAAGCGATGGAGACTTTATGAGTTCATCTTATCGGAATACATTAAACGACTGGCTTTCTAAATTAGATGTTAAAGCCTACACCGTACTTGATATTGGCGGTTCACAAGAGCAAATGCCAAAGCGTGTTAAAAGTTGGAACGTAGAAAACTATATAATAGCCGACTTGCCTAATCCGCATAAAGATAGTCCGAAACCAGACATAGAAATGGATTTAAACCTATTCTTTCCAGGCATGGGGAAATACGAAATGATATTTTGCTTAGAAGTTTTTGATTATATATATGATCCGATGATGGCAATGAAAAACATAAGTCAGATGTTAGCAGATAGCGGTACAGCGTGGGTAACATATCCTAGTTTTTATCCAACACATCAACCGATAGAAGATGACGCACTGCGTTATATGGAAAGTGGCATAAAGAAGTTAGCCGAGAAGTCAGGGTTAATAATTGAAGAAATGATTAGACGTAGGCCAGAGAGCAACGCATTAGATACTTTTTACAGATCCGAGAGAATGAGGGCGGCGAAACATTATGATCATAATTTTACAGGGTGGATTGTGCGGTTTACGAGGTGAAAGCATTTGTTACATCTATTGGCGAAACAACAACAGAGCTATGCGTGTGGGCGTTAGAACGTCAGGGGTTTGACGTTGAGCTTGTATGGAGCGATACTACAAGCCTAGCAGATAAGTTAGAGGTGATTTATAGCAGGGCTGATGATGATTTTATAAGAGTAGACGCAGATGTAATAGTAAACAGACATATCAAAAAGCTACAATTACCAGATGACATTTGGTGGGTGCAAGCTAAATGTTTTGGTTGGTATTCTCAGGACATAATCAATGGTGGAGTACAGCTAATATCTAAAAAGGCTTTACCAATATTAAGAGAAAATGTTGCTATGGCTAAAAGACATGAGCGACCTGAAACATATTTATACCGGATACCAGAGTTTAATAACCCTAGGCGTTGCGTGTCACAGGATATAGTTTGTGGGATACATGGCTATAAGCAAGATGATATAGACAGGGTTATTGCTACCAAAGAACGCAGAGGGCAAATGGATAACTACGATTTTGAGTTAGCAAGAAAGTTGAATGAGTTATGAGTATTGGGGCTTTTATAACCATGACTAGACCTGAAAAACGAGGAGATATTTTTTACGAATGTTTAGAAACAGCCCATGAGTGTTTTGATAATGTTCTTGTTGTTGATGGCGAGGAAACATGGCCGAGAGAATTTAGCTGGCCTATTATTGGTGAGCATTTTCAGGCAGGGTATGAGGGATTAAAAACTGATTGGGTTTTTCACCTCGATACGGATTTTATATTCCACGAAAGAGATTACAGGGCTATCCGTATGGCTTGTGAGAACAATCCTGATGCCCCTGCACTATCGTTTTGGAAGTTTCAGTTCATACTACCCGATAGATACAACTTAAAGTCTAGGCTAGTAGTGGCGGTTAATAAAAAGAAATATGGCGATAGAATACGTTTTGATGGTGGTGGTGAATCGGACTTGTGTCAACCCTCTCTAGATGGTAAACTTATAAGGCCAGAACAAGTACCCGAAGCTGGTATACCTTTTTACAATTATGAAAAAATTATTAAAACTAAAACTCAAATTATGGATGATGTAGGCAGAATGGACAGAGCTTACAAGCGACATTATGGCAAATGGCTATATGGAAAGGATGGTAGCGACCAGTCCGCTTATGACGGTTGGCTAAAAATGGCATCAGGGCGATTTTATAAGCCAGCTAAGTATATCAAAATTTCAGATCACCCGAAATGTATGCAGGAAACAATTAAAAACTTAACGCCAAACCAATGGGGATATAGTGGGTTCGGTCTAGAGGTAAACAATTATGCAAAAAATTAAATTAACTAAAGGTTATATTGCACTTGTTGATGATGACCAATTTGAACAATTGTCAAAAACTAATTGGTGTATAACTAGTAGTGGTTACGCAAAGCGAGGAACTAAAGATCATGGCAAGCAAACAGTACACTATATGCATAGACAGATAATGAATGCTGGTAAAGGGTACGTTGTAGATCATATTAACGGCAATAAACTAGACAACAGAAAAGCTAATTTAAGGCTAACTAATCAGTCGGTTAATGGACACAATAGAAAACATTTGAACAAGAATAACACTACTGGATACAAAGGTATTTCTTTGGACAAAAAAAGAAACAAGTATGTTGCAGAGATATGGATAAATTACGCAAAAAAGTCAGCTCGTTTTGACAACCTGAAAGATGCAATCAACCAAAGAAAAGCGTGGGAGAGCGACTTATGATGAAAATTGTCGCAATCTCAGACAAAACAGGAACAGCCATAGATAGATTATGCAAAGTAGTAGAGCCGTATCATAAAAATATTGACTACGTTGTGCTAGACGTACACCCTAAAAGACCTAGCCCAGAACAACTTGCAAGGGTAGAGCAAGAATGTCGGACTGCCGATGTTATTGATTATCAATATTTCCGGACTGCCGAAATGTTAAGAGCTAAGTATGATTGGCTCAAAGAAATACCTAGTGTTTTAACACATAATAATCCGTATTCGATTAAAGAGTCAGATTGGAACAGTTATCAAGCAGTAGTTGGAAACAATAAAAGTATTGTCAAAGACTTGGGAAGCATAACACAGTCAAGAGTAGAGCATATCCCGATTGTAGTAGATCCGTTCTTTTGGCAATTTAACGAGAGATATCAGTTTAACAAATCAGTTATTATGGTTGCCAATCGAATTGAGAGTAAGAAAGGTATTTTGCCTGTTGCATTGGCTTGTAAAGAACTTGGTATAAAAATGCAACTTGTTGGTGCGATATCGCAACCGGAGTATTTTAAAGAAGTTATAGACACCGGCGTGGTGCATTTTGCTCAAGAGTGTACAGACGAAGAATTAAGATCTATGTACTATGAGGCTGGAGTCCATGTTTGCAACTCTGTTGATAACTTTGAATCTGGGACTATGCCGATATTAGAATCTATATTTTGCGGAGTGCCGGTGATAACTAGGAAAATTGGACACGTTCCTGACTTTGCAGATGAGTCTATTGTTATAAACGACCATGATTCTGAGGATGTAGAACATTTAGTAGAACTCATAAGAAGCACTCTGCACGATCCGCTAGAAGATAAAAAAGTATCTAATTATAAAACACTAGTATCAAAGCTAAACGACATGAGGCAAAACGCTTGGTACTCTATTAAACACATGAATCCTGAGCGTAGAGCGTATATGTATCAAAGACTATGGCGTGAAATCCTAGACGGAGAACCAGCGAGCGTAATCGTGCCTGTGGCTGGTAAGGAAGAAATAACTAGAGAGAACTTAACAGCTATTGCCAATCAAACCCATAAAAATATTGAAGTTATTGTCGTTGATGATGGTGAAGTAGACCAAGAAAAAAATGTAAAAGATTTTGCTGATACCGTTTCTATGCCTATTCGATATATAAGGCTAGGGGGTAAGGGTTATAACTTGGCTAAAGCTAGAAACATTGCGGCTGTTGAAGCGACCTCGGATATTTTGGTATTTTGCGACCAACGTATGATTATGCAAGAAGATTGCGTAGAAAAGTTTGTTAGTAATTTAGAAATGAATACGTGGCTGTATGGAAATAAAGGTGCAAAAAAGGACTTTATAGAAAATCTAAGCTGTATATATAGAAGCGATTTTGTAAAGTTTGGAATGTTTAGCGAAAGAATAAATATGTATGGTGGTCTATCTCAAGAGACTAGAGTAAGAGCTAGACATCAGGGAATGAATATAAAGTTTTTGGAGACTGCTGTTGCAACACCATCTGGTAAAAGTTCAAATAAGCGAACTAAAAAATATGAGATTATGCAGATGAAAAATATGTTGTTTAAGATAGGAGAAAACTAATGGCGAAGTTAACTATATTTGGGTTGCCTTGGCACGTGGCTCATCAACATCAAATGTTAGAACTTACACAGAATTATGATGTCAAGTTCTGTTACCTAAGAAACAACGTCAGGCGGTGGAGTAGGTTTTCGCACAGACCAGACCCTGCAACGTATCTAACTAAAGACCAGTTTGAATGGGTGGATTATTACGAGCCGGGTAAATACGACTTAGCTATACTCCATCTAGACCAACAATGTGTAAACCCAGATATCGGTAAAGGGCAATTATACAGACAGTTGAATGAAGTTATAACAGACATTCCTAAGATCGTAGTTAATCATGGAACGCCTATGTATGACGAATACTGCGATGAGAATATGGTTATAAACGGCGGTGACGTGCATACCAGACGAGGTTTGAAACACCTAGAGGGCATGAAAAAAATGATAGGTGACAACTTTATGATAGTTAATTCCTACAAAGCAGTAGAAAGGTGGGGTTGGGGATATCCGATAATTCACGGCATGAACAAAGACGATTGGCTAGATCTACCAAAAGAGCCTAAGATAGTATGTTCGTTATCGCCTGGTGGATTAGATAAGTATTACAACCGTTCACTTTTGACTGCAATAAAAGGTGCAGTTAAGGAAAAAACAGGCTTAGATGTTATTCACACCAACGTGAATTACAATGTAGAGGATTGGCAAGACTACAAAGAACTACTAGGAACATCACTAATTGCCATATACCCATTCCTAGACAGCCCTATGCCACGATCACGCACCGAGTCAATGCTATCAGGTGCTTGCGTTCTATCTTCTAAGCACCATAACGCAGATGAGTTCATAAAAACTGGAGTTAATGGGTTTATAATCCCCGATAACCCTATGAGTTATGCCGAGACAATCCACAACCTAGTTAATTACTGTTATAAGGACTGTATTAAAATAGGTCAAGAGGGTAAGAAAACCGCCATTAAGCTATTTGATAAAGATAGATACCTAGATGAGTTGTATCAAGTATTAGTGCAAGTCGCTGACGGTAAAAAACCAGAATGGAGTAAGGTGAAACTATGGTAAGATTCCACACGTTTGAGCAAATCCATGCAAAGTCTAATGTAGGCTCTACTAAAATCAGAGTACATAATCTGATTAAATACTGGCCGGAAGCAGGATTATATAAGTATGGTGAAAAGCCTGATGTACTAATCTTTCAAAAAGTATACTGTTCTAAAGATTACAAGTTTCCTGCCACATTCCCCGGCATAAAGATACTAGATATATGCGATCCTGATTGGTTTGACAACGTACCGATTAAAGAAACAATAGACGCTATGAATGCGGTTGTAGTACCCACAGAGCCATTAGCAGAGTTCCTAAGACAGATGACTGATAAACCTGTGAGAGTTATTAAAGACCGTTTTGACCTAACCGAGTTTCCTGCAAGAAAAGTACACCGAGGGCAAGCTAAAACCGTAGTATGGTTTGGATATAAGCATAACGCACAGTCGCTTAAATTAGCTGTTCAAAGTTTCGAGCGTAGAGGTCTAAGGCTAAAAGTAATATCAGACCAAGACCCATTCGCAAGTCGTTGGGCTGCTAAACCTAAAGAATACGAGTCTATGTATGAGTTTGTAAAATACTTGCCAGAGACAGCCTACAGCGAGATACAGAAAGCAGATATATGTGTGTTGCCCAAAATGAACAGACCACAGGACAGGTTTAAAAGCGAAAATAAAACAGTGATAGCACAACTTCTCGGATTGCCTGTTGCGGTTAACGCCGAGGGACTAGATGAGTTGATGACAGCCGAGCAACGAAACTCGAATATTGACACCATATATGATAAGCTAAAGCAAGATTATGACGTTAAGAAATCTGTAAAGCAGATGAAAGGACTCATAGATGAAATTAAAACTAGTCGCAGATAAGGTAACAGTACGTGGCCCAAAGATAGACGGAAGCTTTGTAGTAAGCCTAGAGTTAGGCGAGTATCAAAAGCTACAGTTTTCACAACTATTAAATGAAATTGATTTTAACAATCTTGTTGATGTAACCATAGAACAGAATCAGGAGAATATGGATTAATGGGTGTTTATAAAGACGTAGAGTTCCAGGAGTTTATTAAGGAGATTGAAAAAGGCTCTATAGCTCATTGGCAAGAGATAGCTGAAGCACTAGGCGTTGAAGCCGATACGATTACAAGGTGGAAGAAGCTACCCGAAGCAGTAGACGCACAGAGGAAAGGTATCGCCAATGCACTAGCTGGCATGGAAACAGCAGGGAAAAAAGACTGGCGTATGTATGAAGCCAAACTAAAGATGTTAGGTATTAACCCTGCGATAAAAGTAGATGCTAAAGTAACAGATACCAGGAAAGATATATTAAGTCGTTATGGTTTGTTAGAGGGTGAAGATGCTGGACAAACTAAGAAAGCTTAGAGCAGATCATCTGCTTATACAACATGATGTTGTTTTTTATCCATATCAAGAAATCGTATCAGACAAAATACTGGAAGCATTAATACAGAACCTAAGATTAACTCAGGGTGCTTCCGAAGAAGATATTAAAAAGCTTGAGCTGATAGAAATCCCTGTCGAGTTTAGTAGGCAGTCCGGCAAAACCACAGCTATCGTTTATACAGTAGAGTTTATCCTTACTTGGTTATCAGTTTACTTTGATAGACAGATACACATAGCCATATTCGCACCGCAGATAGAACAAGCTAAAACGGACTTTGACAGGTTAAAAATAGCATTAAGACGTATTAAAGAAATGGTAGTAGTTGATGAAGCCACTGCTAAGGTTATTAAAGAGCAGGAAAACTCTAAGACTCTAGTGCTACCTGATGGCTCGTCTTGCTATATTGCACCAGTTAGTAAAACATCTCACCCCGAATCTAAAACATTAGACCTAATGATATTTGAGGAAAGCCAAGACTTAGACGACCAGATTGTAAAAGAGAGTATCTGGCCTATTGGTGCTAGTACTAACGCACCTAGAGTGTATATCGGAACAGCCGGAACACAGATTAAATACTTCTATAGGTTAGGCCAAACTGATAAAGCGTTAAAACTGTACTTTGAGGATATAGTAGCCCAAAGGCGTAAGGTGTACGAGCAGACCAAAGACGCTAGGCATTTAATCTATGAGCAAACAGTCCGGCAAGAGATAGAAAAGCACGGCATTTACGCAGACGAAATACAAAGACCTTACTTTGGTAAGTGGTTAATCGGAACAGGGCAGTTCACAACACAAGAAGAATTAGATCAGCTTTACACAGACAGAAGTCCGGCTTATCGAAACGAAAAGGATTATTGTTTTGCAGGTATTGATGTTGCTAAACACCCAGATAGCACCGTTGTAACTATCTTACGTTGGAATGAGGAAAAGCAGGTTAAGGAAATACTAAACTGGCTAGAACTAAGAGGCGAGAATTATCAAAACCAATTCGATATAATCAAAGACTTTTTAAATAACTATAATGTTGTAGCGATAGGGATAGACAGCACCGGAGTTGGTGATCCTGTAGCGGATATGTTTGTGTCGGATAGCAAGTTTCAAGATGAGAACTCCGGACTGTATGCTATTAAATTTAGTGCGGTTTCAAAAGATAATATGTATCGTAACCTCAAGTTAAGTATAAAAGGGTTGTTGACGACACTCCCAAAACAGGATAAAAAACATGGTGAGAAGTTTCGACAGCAGATGTTGGACCTTCAGCAACAATACAATGGGCAATTGCTTAAAGTAAATCACCCCGACAGCCCTGACGCACATGATGACTATCCCGATAGTTGGGCATTAGCAGAATGGGCATACGCTCGGTGGAGTGAGAACAAAGTTAGTATTGCCAGTGTTGCAATATCCCAAGATAAAGAGAGGAAAGTCACTCGTGACAATAAAGGAACGATTACAGACTATTGGCCAGGCGATTAGGGGTGAGAAAGACACGCAAGTCGTTGAAGTTATAAAAGAGATAGAAAAGAAAGCTAAAACCGTTACAGGTGGCTTTTTAGATTTTACTAATAAAGATTTAGTATCAGAGACTCAGGTTAGTTCTAAAGTACTCGAAGCTAATAAAGGCTGGGTATATAGGAACAATGATGTCATTGCTAAAGAAGTAGCTATGATCGAGTTTGAATTGTATCGAGTCCGTACAGTTAGAGATGAAGTTGTTTACGAAGAAATACATAATCATCCATTACTTGACGCATTAGATAAGTTTAACGAGTTCACATCATCATTTGACGGATTTTATACTACTCAGAGCCATCGTAAGCTTGCTGGTGACGCTTTCTGGTACGTTGATCGTACAGGACTAACTATCAATAATATATTCATTCTACCGCCTGATAAGGTCACCATAGACTTAGGCAAAGCCGAGGGTTCACAAAGAATAATCCAATCCTATACTTATAAAGATACGATTAAGGGCGAGCCAATAGAAATAAAATACACGCCTGAAGAAATAATCCACTTTAGAGTTCCCGATCCTAAGAACTTCTACCGGGGCAAAAGTGCAGTCATGGCAGCCGCCGAAGCTATAGATACCGACACTATGGCGATTGAAGCTAATAAAAAATTGTTTGAACGTGGCTTAATTGCACAGTTAATGCTAACTACCGACAAAAGCCTTACAGATGAACAGCTTAAACAACTACATTCAGAGTTCCGTAATACCTATGGTGGAGTACAGAACGCCTATAAAGTGCCTATTTTTGGCGGTGGTATTAAACCTGAAAACGTACAGATGTCCAACAAAGACGCTCAATTCCTAGAGCAACAACAATGGCTCAGAGATAAAATCATGGTCATCTTCGGAAACACTAAAGCAGTTCTTGGTATAACAGAGGATGTAAATAGAGCAAACGCCGAGGCTTCACTGCTTAGTTGGATGAGGTCTACAGTAAGACCGGACATGAAAGGTATTTGCGATACCTTAAACGAATTTTTAGTCCCTCTGTACGGAGACAACTTACTACTTGGCTTCAATGATCCTGTACAAGAAGATGAAACAGATCACATAGCAGAAGTTAAAGCACTTAAAGACGCTGATATTATTACTCTTAACGAGGCTAGAGAAGAATTAGGCTATGATCCAGTCAATGGTGGTGATGAGTTTAATTTCCAAAGACCAGTGGCTGTACCGCCAGCACTACGATACGTTAACGGTGGTAAGGTAATTAGAAAAGCTAAGGCTGAGGCGTATAGATATAAACAATTAAAAGCCGAAGCTAGAAAATTAGCTGAAAAGAAACTCAAAAGCAAAAAGAACAAAGAGTTTGTGCCTAGAATATTGCCAGATAAATTGCATAATTATACAAAAAGACAACGAGAGATAATAACTACCGCAGAAAAAGTATTTGAAGATAAGGTTATTAGCTTTATCAATCGCATGGTAGATAAGGCGTTAGAGAATATGCCTAATGAAGTTACTGAAATGCAAAAGAAAAGTTTATTCAATGAAGATGAGTTGGTAGTTGAAGCAACACTAGATTTTGAGCCAATACTTACGCAAGTAGCTACACAGTCCGGCATTGAAGCTATGAAGTTAGTAGCTAAAGAGCAAGTATATAGTCCGTTTGATATTCAAAAATCTATTAAAGGTCGTGTAGAAAAGTTTGCTACTTCAATGGTTAAAACCGACAAAGATAAGTTAATAGATATGATTGCCGAGGGTGTTCAGGGTGGTAGTTCAATACCTGAGATATCCGGTAACATTCGTGCTACATTTGCAGATTTCTCAAAGACTCAGACTGAAAGGATTGTAAGGACTGAGGTATCCTTTACCGCTAGTTCTGCACAAGTAGACGCTTGGAAACAATCTGGCGTAGTAGAGGGTAAAGAATGGATAACTAGCGATCCGTGTCCAGAGTGTGAACCGTATGATGGAAAAGTTGTTGGACTCGGCAAAGGGTTTTATGGAGAGACTGAGTTTGCTGACGGCGATCCACCGCTACATCCTAATTGTAAATGCGATATCGTACCGGTACTTGATGGCGAGCTATCTTATAACGCTGAACTCAAAGTAAAGAGGTTGGAAGATAAACTCAAAGAGCTAGAACCTAAAGTTGAGCAAGCTGATAAATTAGCTGAAACTGCTAAAGAACTAGACAAAGTCAAAAAGCGTGAAGCAAAACTAAAAATATCAAATAAAAAGCTAGAGCAAGAGGTTAAAGAACTTGAGGGCTTTTTAGATGAATCGTAAGATACAATCTGCAAAAAAAAAGAGAGCAATTCAAGCAGAACAGAAACTGTTGCAAGATACTAATATTGAAGTTAGCCAAAAACTTATTGAAGCTACCGAACGGCTATATGAACTTGTAAACGGTAAAGAAGAATATGATTTTAACAAGCTAGAAAAACAGTTGTCGCTAATAGACAAGCACTTAGACTTGTCGCAATACTTTACGAACTTGGAGAGGTCAATCGAAAAGAACTCACCTCTAACTCGCATTTCTAAAACAAAAATACAGGACTTCTCCAAGTTACTAGAGGCTGTAAAAGAAAACAAACCTATTGAGACTAAGATTGATCTAAACAAATTAGAAAAAGCTGTTGTAAACATTGAGCAGTACATAAGAGAAAACACCGAAAAAAGCGATCAGGGTGCTGAAAAATACCAACCAGTTAGACGTGTAGTAAAAGTAGGCAACAGGTTTATCTTTGACGATAACTTCACTAATGCTGGCGGTGGTGGTGGAAGTAGTGGCGGTCTTACTAACGCTGAACTTCGAGCGTCACCAGTTCCTGTTAGTGCTTCAATAGACACAACTGGATTAGCCACAGCTACCAAACAAGATACCGGTAACACGAGCCTATCCTCAATAGACGGAAAGATAACCGCAGTAAATACAGGAGCAGTCGTAGTCTCTAGCTCGGCGTTGCCATCTGGTGCAGCCACATCAGCCAAACAAGACGCCTTACTAACTGAACTTCAACTAAAAGCCGACCTAACCGAAACCCAACCAGTATCACTAGCCTCTGTACCAAGTCATGCAGTAACTCAAACTACAGCTTCAAGTCTTAATGCTCAAGTAGTTGGCGATGTAGCCGCTGGGGCAACCGATTCAGGCAACCCAGTAAAAGCTGGGGGTAAATACAATGCTACTAACCCAACGCTAACAGATGGACAGAGAGGCGATTTGCAAGTTGATTCTAGGGGCAACCTTAAGATTATCCCTGCTAGTGGGAGCAATACTGCATCTTTTGGTGCAGACAATGCCGATGCCGTTGCTGTCTCATCAACAGCAGACAAACAAAGAATAATAACAAGAAACTCTGTATATAACGGCACTACTTGGGACAGAATGAAAGGCGATGCTACAGATGGCTTGCTTGTTAATCTAGGTTCTAATAATGATGTTTCATTAAACGCAGGAACAAACGCTATCGGTAAACTATCAGCCAACTCTGGCGTAGATATTGGGGATGTAGACGTAACAAGTGCGGTATCAGGAACACTTGACCACGGTTCTAACCTAGACATAGACACTAGTGCGGAACAGATAACCTCTACATCTTTTGCTTGTAAGTTTGGAGTCACCGTAAAATCAGCAGTAGACAACACCGCCACGGTTTATATAGGCAACTCAGACGTCACTGATGGCGACACAGCAGCTACGGACGGTTTCCCATTAGAGCCTGGCGAGTCAATAACTCTACCAGTGACCAACTCTAACCTTTTATATGCAATAGCGGCATCAGCTAACCAGAAAGTATTCTGGATAGGGGTATGAGTAGTTGGCACACCGCTAAACCAAGGCTTATCCATACTGTTGATAGCAATGTTACTGTTACTGAGTTTTTTGGTAGTGCTGTAAATCTCGGTACTGGCGGTTTTTGCAAAGTAGATGCTCTTGAAGACAATGAAAGAATAAGGTTAAGAATACAAATAACCTTTGGTACTAGCATGAGCATTGGTTCGTTGCCTATTACAATCCTTGCTGCTGATATGCCAGTAACAATACCTGATTTTGGTGACCAAGTTGTTCAGCCTGGGAACTTCGGTGCAATGTCTACTTCTGGTGGTGGTAATGAAATGTGGGTACCATCACTTAATAACATCTCTGGCCACGGGAACAGTTTCTTATTCTTTAACGCATATGGGGCTTCGTTTACAGACTTCTTGCTTGGGTCTGCAGTAGACCACCCACCCGATGCTGGAAGCATACTAACCAGCACCATAGATATTTATAAGAACATGATGGGATAACAATGGACGCACGAACTATAATCAACTGCTTAGAAGCACTCCGAGACAAAATGACACCAGAACAGATTGCCAAGTTAGAACAGCTTAAAAAGGATTGGGGCAAGCAAAGTATTAAAGAAGCAATCCAACAGGTTGTTGACGAGAATATAAATTAAGGTTTACTTATAACAGTAAAGGGAAAACATGAACAAACTATATACAAAAGCAGAAATCAAAGAAAAAGACGCAGAAGTTTTTACCGCCGTTGCTT